CTCGTGGGATTTCCATTCGGATACATACATTTTCCGCGACTTCCGCTTCATCAATTTTTCGAGTAGGCGGTACATCGAAAGACGGCGCCAAACAACGCTTTTGTCGGGCTGACAGGAATTGAATCTTCATGCGTTGCCCCATAAATAGCCGAATCGTGAGGAAACTCCCTCGTAAATGAGTGACAGTGCGTGACAACCGCTCCCCCATGATGACATGATTGGGGCACGATTCATGCCCCAAACTCAACTGACAGGGAATCGATCTATCAGTTCTCGATTATCTGGGGCACGACATGGACGATTGGGGCACGACATGGCAAAGCGCAAAAGGACTCACGGATCAGGATCTGTTCGACAGTTACCCAGTGGGAAGTATCAGGCACGAATCAGAACTGAGGATGGAAGACGCATCGCTGCTCCACGAACCTTTGACACCAAACTCGATGCCAATTCCTGGCTCAATATTCAACTGGACGACATGCGCGATGGGAATTGGATTGAGCCGACATCAATGAAGCGCGAGAAGGGACTCAGTGTTGATGAGTTCTTTGCGAACTTCATGTCCAGTCGCGCCATATCGCTCAGGCACGAAGAGATCCAGCGTTCACAATGGAAGCGACTCGTCTCCCCCAGACTAGGCAAGATGCTTATCAGAAGAGTGACGCGAGATCACATCGATGCTTGGAGAAAGACCCTTGACGTTGATCGGGTTACCCAGTCCAATCAGGTATATGCCTTAGCGCGACAAGCTTTTGCCAGAGCAGTCGAAGATGGATTCCTAGATACGACTCCAGTCAGAATGCAAGCAAACTTCAAGAAGATCTCGCGTGAAGTTGTGATCCTCTCCAAAGAAGAGATGCAGACATTAATTGATCGCATGCCTGAGAGATATCAAACTGCCATCGTTATTGCCTTGTGGTGCGGACTGCGTGAAGGTGAGATCATCGCACTGCGAAGACGAGACATCGATCTATCGTCAGGAGTGATTCACGTTCGCAGGAGCATCTCGCGGACGAAAGGGAAAGTCTTTGCCAAGACTCCTAAGTCCGATGCAGGCAATAGGACAGTGGGAATCCCTGAAAAGAATGCCTTACCTTGGATAGTTGATCATCTTGATCGATTCACGGATGCCGAAGAGAATGCGCTTTTGTGGCAGGGTCAAAGAGGCGAGTTCATCGCGGAATCATCGCTGACTCGTCCATTCAAGAAGATCGTGGCAGACATGGGATACGCCGACATGCACTTCCACGATCTTCGACATACGCATGCCACGCGAGTTGGACGAACTGGAGCAAGTCTCAAGGAGATCCAGACTCGACTCGGACACTCGACTCCACAAGCAGCCATGCGATATCAGCATTCAACAAAAGTGCGCCAACTTGAGATAAATAAGCAACTCGACGAACTCGAGGATTAGCAGCAATGAAGAACGTCCCCCAGATCGCTCTGAGGGACGTTCACTCAACCACTGAAGGGAGTCCAAGCGAATTACCGCTTGCCTATCGGGAGGAGCCGTCCCGACAAGATTGTGTTAAGAGGTTATGCCGGATGCTTTGACGATTGCAGTTGGATTCATCGCTGCAGTGTCGTATCTCGCAGTGACGCGAATCCCGACCTCGTCAAAGTTCGCATAAGTTTGATCGAGAATCGTGATTGATGCGCGATCATCCATTCCCACTGCGACCTGTTGGCGATCAAAGAGCAGGATCGCTGTGTCGGGAAGGTGACTTGTCACGACATATGGATTGCCCAGCAGGGTCGCTGGAGCGCCTTGTGAGAGTGAAGGCTGCAGGAACTTCTGTCCTGTTGAGTCTTCGAGTTTGCGAACTCTCGTCAGGTTCGCTGGAGACATTGCCCAAGTGGTCGAGCCAACTGGGACGAATGCTTCCAATGCTGATTCTTGCATGTCGTACAAAACATTTACTGTAAGAGCGCCGATGGCTGTTCCAGCGGAAGTTACGCCAGTGAACTTTGCGATACCTAGTGGAGCGCCAGCAGTGCCAGCACCATTCCAGAGTGCAGCATCAAGGATGCGAGCAATGTCTGAAGTCATCTTCATGGCGAAGCTTTGTTCGACATTGACGATGCTTTGTCGCATCAGTTCACGCGACACGCGAGTGATCGTCTTTACTGAATGAACGGTGCTGGGAAGAAGAACGATCTCGTCAGTGCTTGCAGAGACTTCAGGGATTGCGGATCCTTCTGCCACATAACCTGGAGTGCCCATGCTGGACAGTGAAGGGACTTTGATCGGTTCACCAGAAGAAGTGAACACTGGGAATCCGACACTGAGATACGTCGATGCCTGTGTTAGTGGCATGATCAAAAGTGATTCGACTTGATCCCTTGTCAGGGTTGCATTGCTGCTAGTTGTGTTTGTCATTATTTAATCTTTCGTGAAGTATTTTGATGCGAGACTCATCAAGAATCAATCGCGTGAATGGCCTCTAGCCATGCCCCATTATTGCAGAGAATGGCTAGAGACGCAAACAACTAGACGCGGTCGCGCACTAACGCAAACAGACTTGGAGTCGATTCAATTTCGGACTGAACTCCTTGTGTAATCGGTGTGATCGGCTTGCGTCGCGCGAGATACGGCTTGGCACTAACAAGATCAGCGATCGCAGCCTGCACCTTCACTTGATCGATGATCCCAGAGTCGTCTAGGAGATCCTCTGTGACTGCGAACTCGTCAGGGTTCACAAGACGACCATCGATCTCTATCAGTGCGTGAGCGAGCCTGAGATTGGCATCATCGGTGCGCTTAGCCTTGATCCGATGAGATGCTGCTTCATCTCGTAACTCTTTGACGTATTCGGCACTAAATGTCACTGGATCGGCTTCAGCGATAGTGACATCTTGTGGAGTTGCTTCTTCTGTTTCGCTCATGCGATTGCTCCTTCTGTTATCGGTGATTGCAGGATTCGATCGATCTCCTGTGGGCTGTAATCAAGTGCCGACAGTGCAGCGCGACGATCGATGATTCCGGCTGCATAGAGTTTGGATTCAGCATCGGCGGTCTGCGCGATCGTGGAAGGCGACGCCGACTCCCACAGTGTTTGCAGATCCATCAGATCGGGGTTCGGTTCGCCATCTCTGATCGTCACTGCCAGTCTCATCAGTTCCTCGTAAGCACCTGACCACGTTTGCATTCTGCGTTCAGCTTTGGCTGTCAATCGCGCTTCGCTGGATCTGATTGCATCAGCACTTGTCGGATTGGAATTGAGCAGTGACAAGTAAGACGGTGGCAGTGCGCTGATTGCAGCGATCTGAGCCGTGAGCATCGTGATCGCTCCTTCATAATTGGACAGACTCGACGACTCGAACTGCCCGAATTGAGTCTTCTCACTGGGTGCGATCAGGAACTTACTTGCATGCGCGCGCTCCCAGCGTTCTTTGATGCGACTGGCGATCTCATCAACTTGCGCTTCGTTCGCGCTATCGTTGGGAAATAGGCCTGTGACATAGCGTCTTGGGCTTGCAGAGTATTCAGCACTAATCATCATGTCGCTGCTCAATTTGCCGATCGCATCCAATAGTGGGATGACATCCGTCAATTCTGATTCACCATCTGGGAACTGCAGTCTGGGACGATTAACCAGAGCGACCATCGGCACGACTCCCAGCGGATTATCTTGTCGCTGCAGAACTTGATAGGAATCAGTGACCGATAGTGGAGTCACTCCCATGAGCGGATCCATGTCTAGTTTGCTGCGTGAGATGAACTCCACAATCTCAGTCTGAGTGAACGTCAGCGCATGCGCGTAACCGTCATCATCTGTCCAGCGCTTCAACGCTGCAAGCGTCTTGCCTGATCGCGGATCCCGATGAATGGCGCACTGCAAAGGTGATTCGGCAGTGATCACGGGGCTGCCGAACTCATCGACCCAACCTAAGAAGAACGCTCGACCGTAGATCAATGCGTCCAGATGAGCCTGTTGTGATTGCTCATCCATGTTGGATGTCTGCCACAGTTGCCACAGCTCGTTATCTGCAGCAGCGCCTGGACGACTGGCGAATCCAGTCACTTGCAATCGTGACTCCAAGACATCGACGACGAGTCGAGCGAAGTTCACATTCAGATTCTGGATTCGACCCTCCATCACTCGCGCGATCTCAGGATCGATGAACTGCAGGGACTGTTTGCCCATGTAGTAATTGTTTGCGCGCTGCGCTTCTGGACGCTGCGCGATTAACTTTCGGGACAGGTATTCCCGATACTGGTCTGTGTTTTTCATACGAAATAGATTCCTCCTAGTGCTGTTTGTTCTTTGGGTTGATTGGATAAGTGAGCAGCATGCGAATGAGCGATCAGAGCGGCAATGAGCGCATCGATCTTCGCTTGACTGTTCTTGGATCTCTTCACTGGAATTACGCCGTGAGGAGTGTCTCTAGTGACCACGTTCGCTGCATGTAGCGCGAGCGTTGCATTCCCACAATGGGAAAGATTCTGTGACTTGTAGGCTGCATAAAGAGCATCCGCTCCTCGCGCCATTCGTTGCGGAGATGCAGTGTTCCATTCAATGACGTTGCCGAACTCGTTATTCCAGCGCTGAATCTCGGCTTGCCAGAA